ATGCAACAGTTCGCTATTGCAGGGGCGGCATCGGTTCGCCCTTTCAACCCGATTTTATCGGTGCAGCATTCACGAAAAAATATTTTAACCGGAGCAGACTTTAAACAACCAAGAATGAAAAGCTTTCTCGAAAAACTTTTGGATATTTTGAAACAACAAGGCCGTCCATGAGTTTTACAGATAACTGGTCAGACGAAGAATTCATTCGTCAGATGAACAAAATTATCAATCATCACAAAGAACAGGAGAAAGATGATGATTCTGACTCTGAATGATAAGCGTGAAATATCGCAAATAATCGCAAGTTTTACTGATGAAGATTACGAGAGAATAAACAGTGAAGTTGATCGCCTCTGCAAACATTGCGACCCAATAAGCGAAATGCTTCGCTCATATAAACCAGATGAACACACTAAGGACGCTATCGACTGGCTGGAAGATGATGACTGTAACTATCAGGAAAAAGCCGCTGAATGGTTCTGGGATGCAATAACCGAAAGAGTTAAGGCTGAATATGCCTTCGCAATATTCAAACGCAGACATATTTATGGAGAAGCTGCATGAGCAATATCGTTGAATTCGTTAAACAGCAAGAGCAGTTATTCTGCGGAGCATTGACTGAACAGACGGTGACATGGGCTAAGGAAAGCCAGTTTGCAATTCAGTATTTCCAGAAAAACGATTACCTGGCTAAAACGGCACTGGCAAATCCAACCAGCGCACAGAACGCCATCATCAATGTTGCGGCGATCGGCATCACCTTAAACCCGGCCAGCAAACTGGCTTATCTGGTTCCTCGCGACGGCATGGTGTGCCTTGATATCAGTTACATGGGATTACTTCATCTTGCGCAATCGACAGGATCAATTAAGTGGGGGCAATGCAAACTGGTGTACTCAAACGACACCTATGAATCAAACGGGCTTGATTCTGCACCAACCCACAAATACAACGCATTTGGTGAGCGAGGCTCTATTGTTGGTGGTTATTGCACAGTTAAAACAGCAGATGGTGACTACCTCACTGAAGAAATGAGTCTGGCAGAAATTAAAGCTGTGGAAGCAACGAGCAAGGCAAAGAATGGACCGTGGAAGACATTCTGGGAAGAGATGGCGCGCAAAACCATAGTTAAACGCGCCAGCAAATACTGGCCTAAAGCCCAGCGACTGGATAATGCCATTCATCTTCTTAACGAAGATGAAGGTATGCATCAGGAACCAGTTATGCCGCACAAATCAGAGGAAGATATCCGCGAAGATGAACGGAAACGCCAGCAGGAAATAATGGAAAAAGCACAACTTCTTTGTAATGAAATGGCTCAGGCTGAAAACATGGATGATTTGAAGCGATATTTTGCAGAAGCATATCGCCTGACATCTGGAATGAAATTGCAGCAGAACGTACAAGCCATTTACATAGAATGCAAAGCGAAACTGGAGGTTGCCAGTGAGCAAACTGTATGAAATTGCCAATGAATACGCAAAATTGATGGATTCAGATTTAGAACCAGAGATGATTGCTGACACAATAGAAGGCATGGAAGGAGAATTTACCGATAAAATAGAGCAACTTCTTGCCATTATTAAAAATGAGTCTGGTTATGCTGAACGCCTCAAGGAAGAGGCAAAATCACTGAATGAACGAGCCTCAGTCATTCAGAATAAGATTGACAGCATTATGGCGTATATAGCGTCATCGCTGGAAATGGTTGGCAAGAAAAAGATTCGAGCAGGTATTCACCAGGTAACAATCCGAAAACCGTCAGAAACTGTAGAAATCATCGACTCAAGCGTCCTTCCTCCAGAATACGTTGAGTTTGAAACAACAATTAAAGCCGACAAACTGGCAATCAAGCACCAACTAAAAGCAGGAATAAATATCCCCGGCGCTCAACTCAAAGTTGGTAAACCTTCACTTCTTATCAAATAACGGTATCGCCTATGAAAAAGACTCCATGGGAGAAATGGGAAGTCGATTTCTTACGCGAAGTAGCGGCGACAATGCCAGTTGAAGTTATCGCTGAAAAACTGGAAAGGACTGAAAAAGCAGTAATGGCGAAAGCAACAAGGATTGGCGCTGACATTGTTAGCCGACTTCGTGGAAGACGCTGGACAAGAGCCGAAGTGTCACTTTTCGGTAATTTCTCCGCAGAAGAAATAGCAATCGCAACCTGCCGCTCAATTTATTCAGTAAGAGCTATGCGATACAAGATAAAAAAACTCAACGAAGAAAGATCTGGAATACGAATAAATTAACAAAGAGGAATTCATCATGAGAGGTTTGTCCTACGACCCCGGCATCCTTCCATCGGAAATGATTATTCGACACCGCTTCAAGCCCATCAACGATATTCCACGCGAAGAAATGCTGGCGAGAAATAGTTTTCCATCAGTGAATGAAAACAAATATCTGAATGCAATGTTGCGGAGTGGGAAGAAATGAAAGAAGTGGAAATATACACGATTGTCAGTGACCAGTTATCACCACCAATAACAGGAGAATCATTCTGTACTGATATGGTGCGTCATAGTGATTATGCGGAGCTTGAGGATAAATACGCGGCGTTGGCGGAGGATAACTATAAAGCAATGGAGTCACTTAAGCAGGCTGATGCAGTTGTTAAGTTGGCGCACGAGAAGTTTTCGGCGCTGGCTGCGGAGAATGAGACGCTGAATAAGTTCATTGCAGCGAGTTGCTTTGTGCAGGCTGGAGAAGAACTGGCATGGTATCCAGCCATTGACCATGCTCCAGAAACCCCAGCCACCGACGCTTTCCTGGCTGAAGTGCGGGCGCAGGCTCACAAGGAAGGCGCTTACTTTGTTGCTAACCGAATGCTGGCCGCATGGGATGCAGGATTTGTCGACGACACAGCAAAGAACGCTGCGGACATCGCACGAATGATACTGACCTCCACAGAATTTATGGCTGATGCGCCGGAAGGCGATTTTGATCGCTCATTCGCCGATGGCGTTCTCGAAGGTATCGCCGCCCAACGTCGCAAAGGAGCCGCGCTATGAGCAAACCAACCGATGAAGAAATCATTGCGGTACTGAAGCGTCGTGGCCCATGCATGACTTACGTAGTGAATAACTGGCTGCGTGATGACCATCGTTCATTGCAAACAGCATACGTATTGCGCCGCCTGAAAAAGCTAGAAGCAATAGGCGTAGTTAAGCGCGTCAAAACCAATTACAAGGTTCAAATCTGCTGGGAGGCAGCCCAATGACAGCACTCAACAAACAGGCGCTGATTGCCAAAATCAAAAAGCAGACCGAGAGCTTTGACACAGTAGTGCTGAAAGAGGATGAAGCTAACCTACTGCTGGATGAGCTGGAAGCCGCGCAAAAACTGGCGACACAGCAGGGAAATATCGCTGTTGCGCTACTTGATGAAGTGACAACATTACGCCGAAATGCCAACGATAACGTACCAGAATTGCGTGAATGCCTCGAAGCCGCAGAGAAGCGCATAGCAGAACTGGAGGCGCGGACGGTGACGCTGCCACATACATTCTGGTACGAGCACGATGATTTATCTCGCGATATTCCTGTCCTTGATAAGCGACTTGTGAAGAAAGCAATCCGCGCCGCTGGCATCAAGGTTGAGGGGGAGTGAGATGGCACTAACGAAAAAACAACGTGCAGAGCTACGCATGAGGTTTGGCGGCCGCTGCGCTTATTGTGGATGCGAACTACCAGAGAAAGGCTGGCATGCTGACCATGTTGAGGCTGCATTGCGGAAGTGGGAGTTTGGCGAACGCCAGACCAATGGAACCCGGCGCACGGTTGCAACTGGGGAATTCTGGCGACACGAGAATGATGCTATCGAAAACCTGTTCCCTGCTTGTGCGCCGTGCAACCTGTTTAAAGCCACATTCAGCGTGGACTTGTTCCGGGAAGAAATTACGCGGCAGGCAGAACGTGCTCGCGCATATAGCGTCAACTTCCGCACCGCTGAGCGCTTTGGCCTGGTTGAAGTAATCGAAAAGCCAGTTGTGTTCTGGTTCGAACAGTATCAGAAAGGGGCGACATCATGACAAAAATATTCCGGAAGAATTATCCACGTCAAAGTAGGTTTAAAGAGGATCTATTTTTCCTTCTCTTTCTTATTTTAATGGTTCCAATATCACCGATATCCTTCATCTGGTTAGCAGGCGTACAGGCAGAAAAAATAGCCGAGTGGTATAGCTCCATCGTATGGGGGCCATTTAACAAACTGCACAACAAATTAAATCCGTACAGGGAGGACTAACCCATGACCACTATTACCAAAGAACGTATCGAATTATTCATTAAAAATCCGCTGGAAAACGGGCTTACTCGTGGCGAACAAATGGAGCTGGCACGGATTGCGATGGCATCGCTTGAGGCTAAGCCTGTGCGATACCTGAATAAATTTTCCGGTACATGCGTGACGTTAGAGCAGCAGTCAAACGCTGCAGATGATGTTGCCGTGTATATGCCGTTATATGCTGCCCCGCCAGCGACGGTAGTGCCAGAAAAGCTACCGTGTTCGGTTGAGTTAAAGCCTGGATTAATAATCGGCAAGGGATGCAAAACAGAAGCACTACTGACAGCACTGCGACGCCGTGCAGAGTATTACGCCAAGTTGGAAGCCATGACACCAGAAGAACGGGCGAAACATGGCGCCAGTATAGAAGCATTCAAAGCGATGTTGCCGCAACCAGCACAGGTAGACAAAGAATTTATCCCTAAAAACCTGGACAAGGCGTTGGGTGTTGTTGGTGTTGCGTTACCTGAATCAAAGGAAGAGTTTAATTTCCAGATAGAGCGCTGGATACAGCGTCTCATTGACCGGGTTATTCGTTATGCCGACGAATTCAAAGAGCAGCCAGCGCCGGTAGTGCCTGATGAAATGGCGACATCTGATGACATGAATCTTTATCAAAAGAGCTTTGCGCAAGGCTGGAACGCCTGCCGCGCCACCATGCTTCATGGTGCCAAACCTGTAAGCCAAACTTACAAGTCACAACACACGCAGTTTGAACAAGTTGCTGACCTCTACGAAATGCAATTTGATGACGGTCGCACTTGTGCCTTTCACACTGATGCGCAAAAGGCTGCGCAATGGCTTCAGGCATGCGACGGAAACAGGGTTCAGGAATACGTGAAGCTGGAACGACTGCAGAACGCGCTATCGGGCAACTCTCCGGTAATTCCGGATGGTTGGATAAGCTGTAGTGAGCGGATGCCGGATAATGATGAATCTAAACCCATCGCAATTTTTACCGGAAAATGTCTGGGTCAGGGGATGTTCGTTGCTACATACGACGATGATGGGTTCTTTGACTATTGGGAGGGTATGGAAATTATCGGTGTAACCCACTGGATGCCGCTACCAGAACCACCGCAAAAATAACAATCCTCGCACTCGCGGGGATTTTTTATCTGAACTCGCTACGGCGAGTTTTGTTTTATGGAGTGAATGATGATTCTTGTGATCAGTGCCACCTATCTTTGTCGCCGCGGGGATATTGATGGCGCGGTTTACGCAGGTATAGCAATTTTTGGATTTATTGAGCTTCTTGTAGAGATTGCTCTTCTCGCTTCAGTATTAGGAAAGTAACTATGGAATCACACAGCCTCACACTCGATGAGGCCTGTGCATTTCTCAAGATATCCCTTCCCTACAAGTTCGATTCCCAAACCGGAGATAAAACCTATGCGCGAATTACGCGATGACTCGCTTGTTGACTTGAAGTTCATGATGGAGGATTCTGGCATGGGCAAGACCTTCATTTACTCAGAAATTAAGAAAGGCCGGTTTCCTGTCCCTCACAAAATCGGTAGCGCATCCAGATGGGTTTATGCCGACTACCAAAACTGGAAACGCAGCCACTTCTCCCATCTCCAAAATGCATCATGAATTGCCTTTGTGGGCATAAATGCGGGCATAAAATTCTTCAATCCTGTAATTCATCATAAATCCCCTGCACTTACGACATTCATTAGGTGTCTGCAGGGGACACCATTGATACCCAGGACATTCTCTTCTTGCTGCATAACCTTTCGAGCGGTTCCCCTTTCATGTTGCTTTTATTGCCCCTATGCAATATCACCGGACATGCCATACGTTCAGCAAAAAGTCGTCATCGGCCGGTTATGACCGATGACATCCTGATGTGGTCTAGAAGCGGTACTGCAACCCCGCGGTAACCGTATAGTTATTATTAGCTATACCTGCGGCATCGCCACCAAAATACGCCGTATCACCGCTGGTTTTATCTATGATTTGCGTACCGCCCTTACCTTCTTCATATTTACTGTAAGCGAACTCAGCAAAGATTTTTGCATTACTGGTAATATAATATCCGGCGTCAATAGAAGCGCCATAATATCGTGAATTTTCCGTTTTTTCGCGGAAGGTAAGTTTGCGCATGTAGTGTTCGTCATTATCATGCGCATTTACCCAGTCGCTGTATTTAAACAGTACATTACACTCAAAGTCATTAATACGATAATCACCCGCCAGCCCGATATAGGGCATTTCGAAACGCTGGCTATAACCTATGCCGCGCACGCCATGAGGAAAATTACCAATATATCGACCATTATCATAAATATAAGACCCGCCTCTTGCCGTCCAGCTAAAACGGGTTTCCTGATAGCCCGCTGTTACGCCCGCCTTGTAGTTATCGCCCTGCAATAACCAACCTTTCACGTTCAAATCGTATTCATTAGCATAGTTGGCGCTGGTGTCCGGATGAATTGAACGATCGGTCCAGCCTGGCTGCTCACTGCTCATCCAGTCATGGTCAACCATATGACCCGATCCCGACGCCAAAGATGTCCAGCCGCGGGCGTCCAGCGTCATGAACGAATAGGGTTCCCATGATAAATCCCCCTGCAACGTGGCGACATTTTTTATTTTCCAGTCCAGTTGACTAATCTTCCGCCCGGTGTCGGTATCATAAACCAGCTCCCTGGATTTACCATTTAACACTCCCACGGAAAGGGATGTCGTGACGCTATCAGGAGAGACGTCCGGAATAAATAAGGTAGACTCCGCATAAACCGACTCAGAAAATACGGCGATCATCATTACTGCAATAGCATGTTTTTTCAT